AATACGACTTCTACCCATCAGATGATAACACAAAGGCTGAAATAAAGGCGTATATGGACGATTGTAGCGTAGATTATTCATCAAGCGATACCAAAGCCGAGTTATTAGAAAAATTTAATGCACAGCCTAATTCTATACCTCAAGTTGAAGAAGAGTATACATACACAGACCAAGAAATAGATACGACTACATTACAAGATCCAACTTGGAAAGAATCAGCATTCCAAAATGGTAAGCTTGGCAGTCCAAGATGGAATAATGATGAAAGTAAAGTAATTGTAAAGTATGAACTTCCTATACAAGATGGAACATTAGATGCAGTTAGTGGAGTAAGTGGTATTACTGCGATGAGTCATAGTGAGGCTATTGAAGAAATGAAAAAGGATGAATGGGGCGGTGAGTGAGGATAAAAAAGATCTAATAAAAGTGATATTAATTGTGACTACAATATTTGCTATTTTTATTTTAAGTGCTTGTGATGGCGGTTGGTCTGTTGGTGGTTTAGATATACCAGAGAAGTCGTGAGTGAGAAATATAAGGGTGCAAAATCGTACAGAGGTGAACTTGTTGACGGTGACACATTTCGGCTTAATGTTAATCTTCGCTTCTTGTTTAACTGCTTTATTTTATTCAGCACAATTATTGGTTCAGCATATCATATTAAATCGGAAATTGACTCCGCTATTAGAAAATTATCGGAACTTGAAGAAAGAGTTGATTCTCTCCAAGAAATTCACGATGAAGAAATGAAAGAAATAGTAGAAGAATTAAAATGGTATCAAAAGAATATTAATCCATTTGCTAAAAGGAAAAAGAAGTAATGGTTGAATCTTTTGCAGATATTTATCTCCAGGTGGGAGCAGTAGGCTTCTGTTTGATTTTGTTCGGAGTTATGATACTCAACCTTATTAAATCGCAAAAGGAGCAAACAGATGATCTTGAATCAATTAGAGCCGATTTAAGTAAAATGAGTGCTGAATTGAGTAATACACAAAATATAAGCATTAAGCTTATTGATTCTATTAATTCTTTCAAGGAGCATATGAACGATAAAATAGATCGAAAGTTTGATAGGCAAGATGAGAACCTGGAGGATCTATCAAAAAGCATTGCATACCTTCAAGGTAAAAACAATGGTGGTGCAAAATGAAAATAGATACAAATGTAAGTCTTGAGAATATCTGTGTGATCCTTGCACTGGTAGGTAGTGTTATACTTGCTTTTGGATCAATGAAAGCTGATGTACGCATCATACAGGATCAAGTAGACAAAAAAGCAGATAAAGAATTAATAGAATACAAATTTGAAGTAATAATGGGTGAAATAAGCGAAATAAAACAAATATTAAATAAAGGAAAATAAAATGGATTGGTTAAACTGGGAAAATGCAGCGTATTTAATAGCAATTATACTTGGCGGTGTAGTAACAATAGTTGGTACAAAGTGGAGAATGATCATAAAGGAGCTAAAAGAGGTTGCAGAAACATATTCAGCAGCAAAAGCTGATGGGAAAGTTACCAAAGAAGAGGAGCAGAAGATCGCTAAAGAGTGTATGGATGTTTTATCTCAAGCGATCAAAATGGTCTGGAAATTCTAAATGATTGATAACCCTACTACTTTAAGAGTCGGAGTAGTTGGGGAACTGGCAGTGCAGCGTGATCTACTTAAACAAGGATTTCATGTTTATACTCCCCTTCTGGATGATTCAGAAACAGATTTGGTTTGTGAGACAAAGTATGGATTTAAAAGAGTCCAAGTTAAAACAATAACCAAGATGACCACAAAATCCTCAATAGAGGTTAGGTTATCTAAACATAAAGGATCAAATAGAATTGAAGTGTTAGCCGTTTATTATGAGCCAAAAAACCTTATAGCTTATTTAAACTGGGATAACAAAAAGGATTCAATAAATCTTGCAATAAACAATGCAGTTAATAACCAAGAAAAGAAAAGAAAATACATTTATGCGTATTCAAAATTTCCAGTAGAAAGCTATGATTAATTTAGATGATATTAAAAATATAATAAGAAGCACTCTATATGATATAGAGATGTATTCGCACGAGGCAGAGCAATTACTAATGGGTACTGGTGCAGTAGAAAGTAAGTATTATGCACTGAAACAATATAAGGGAGGCCCCGCCAGATCCTTTTACCAGATCGAACCCTCTACTTGTTTGGATAATCTTGAAAACTATTTAGTCTACAGAAAAAAGCTTTGGAGTAAAATTCACAAAAAATGTTTTGTACCACCAGAGATCATTGATGAAAAAGATTTAGGTAAGCTTGGGTGGATACTTCAAACTAACATTGCATTTGCCGTTTGTATGGCGAGAATTAAATATAGAAGAGTACCAAAGCCTTTGCCTAAATTAGACGATATTGATGGACAAGCTAAATACTGGTTAAAGTATTATAATGCGGGTGGTAAAGGAACAATAAAAAAATACAAAGAAGCGTATAAGTTAATTGAAAAAGATATATAGTGTGACGGCTTTTCGTCACGGATGGGTGTAAGTGTAGCAATATCAGTATGAATTTAGTTCTCATAACCCAAAGGTCGGAGGTTCGAATCCTTCCCCCGCTACTCTCGAGAAAACCCTCTTTTTAGAGGGTTTTTTCTTTTGCAGTAATTAGCATTAGTTAGCCTCGGTGGTCATTGTTTGCCGTCACGATTCCGTCACGTTTTTATTTATAAGAAAGTTTGTTGATTAATGTAGTAAGTCTCGATGTGTTCTTATGTACATAGTTTTCAGTAACATCTCCAGACTTATGCCCCATTAATGTTTTTACATCATACCTACTGGCATTGCAATATTCTTCCAAATATGTACCAAATGTGTGTCTAAATGTGTGAAGGGTACAATCGGGTGCAATTTGTTTTAATCTCTCTCTACTGCGACCAATAGCACCATATTTCATAAAGTGATCATTATCGTGTCTAAACTCACCTTTTAAAATGGTCTTTAACATTTTATGTAATGGTACTAAAACAATGTTTCCAGTTTTCTGCTGCGTAATCTTAATTATATTATTTTTTATGTGACTGGGTTGCAATTCCAAAGCATCCCCTACACGCAAACCAGTATAAAATAATATTGTCCAAAGTGTTTTGTCTTTAATATGATTAGTAGATAACAGATCCATTAGTTCACTTTTTGTAAATGCCCTGGTTTCTTTTTGTTTAATATTTTTTGGAAGTATTATATTTTTACAAGGATTTTCAAAAATAAATTTTCTTGCTTTTGCGTAATCAAAAAATGATTTAACTATTTTAATTTCTTCTCTAATTGTTTTAGGGGCAACGAGCCTCTCTCGCTGATCCATATAGGCTTCAATCTCTTCTATTGTAAATTCATCTACTATTGTATGTTGAAATTGATTTTTAAAATTATTAGTAGCTACCTTAATTCTGGTAGACCACCCTTTTGATTTTCGTTTTTCAATAACTGACTGGTACTGGGTGATCAGCTTATCCAGTTTAATGGGTTTGCACCTTAATCCGTGCTTCTGGTCAAATAATTGTTCATCCCATTTTCGTCTAATAATTTCAGCAGCGGCTCTGTCTTTTGTCTTTGTTGACTTTCTTATTCTTGGTTCGTCACCATAAGTATACCACCAATAAGGACTATCTGGTCTTTTATAAAGTTCGCTCAATCTTGATTTTTTATAATTACGTTTTTAGTAAAAATAGTTATTGGTTTTAATTTCCAACCTATTTTTATATAACAATGAGTTACCACCCTTTGATTATTGTAACTATAAATAACAGGAATGCCCATATAATAATTTCCAACAAAAAACTTTAATGATTCTAACAAAGAAGGCATTGCTTTAGTTTCTTTTTGCAACATCCTTAAAGACTCTTCCTCAATAATTTGATTACAAGGATGCTCTTCGTATTCAAACCACTCATCTTCACGCCAAATTCTTTTTTCATCTTTATCAGTAAGTTGTAACAAATTTTTTATAGAATCCATTCCTCTCATATTGGTTATTCTTCTTTGTTTTGGACTAAAAGCACTAATAGTTATTTCGACATCTGTACAAAAATCTGGAATAATTTCAGACCATTGTTTATTTTGCAAAGGATTATCATTTAATACTGTTTTTAAATGTTCTAATTCTTTTCTTTGATTATCTATTTGTTCTTTTTGTAATTCAATAATATAAGATGCTTCTATAGGCATTTCTTTTTCCTCCTTTTTAAAATTTATTGTTTTCTTATCTAACGTCACTTTTTCAACATCATCAACGGTTTTGTTGTAGTTATCAATATTTTCGATAAATAATTTTAGGTTATTCACTTGAAATCCATACGCTCTACAAAGTTTTCTGATATAGTGCTGCGGTAATTCACCTCTGGATTTATATGTAGCGAGGGCTCTGTTATCCATTCCAAGATATTCAGCTACCTCTTTATCAAAGCGAAATCCTTTTGTATCCTTAATAAAATCAATAATACTATCTATTTTGGGCATATGATCCTCGTAATAAATAAGTTATAAAAAAGTTGTAATTGTCAATAATTTTGTAATATATTGAAAACAACAATACCACTTCAAAAATACAAACAATGACAATTAAAGACAACAAATACTTAAATATGACAGAAAAAGACAACAATAGAAGAGAAGCTTTATCAGTTCAACAAGTGGCCGATGAACTTGGCTATCACAATAAAAGAACTGTTATTGCGAATATAAAAGCGGGATTAATAGTGGGATATAAGCAACCAGGTCGCAATGGTAAATATTTTGTTTACAGAGAAGATCTCGAAGAATTTAAAGATTCTTTAAAAGTAAGTGTAACTGATATGGCAATAGCGTGATCCGACTGATCCAAGACATATTTTATACCCTTTACGAAAATTTCGGACAAGCAATTATTTTTGTTTGTCTATTATATATGACAATCCACAACATATTAATAATTCTCTGAAGATGATCGCCACAACAATACCACATATCGAAGGTCATCAGCCACCTCATCAATTATACCTCCTTCTTACCTCCGCAAACGTCATAGGTACTGATGGGGTGGCAACCATTAAAAATTTAATCTCAATAACATAAGGAAAAGAAAAATGGCAACTAATCAATTAAATGAAAAACTAATAAGCAGTAGTAGGGATGGTTTAACACTTGGCGTAAGTGTTAAAGATATTAAGAGAGAAGATGAACAAGGGATTCACAAAGTAGATATTAATACTGGTGAAAGAACATTTATTCCAAAAGGGGTAGAAGAGCCAAACATATCTATTTATACTGAAGGATATAATAGAACAGAAGAGGGAGAACCTTACTACACATTAAGTGCAAGGTGTGCTGCGAATATAAAGCTGACACCAAGAGGCAAAGTAAAGAAGGTTATAATAAATATTCCACTGTCTGATACCATAAAATTAAGAAAGATGCTTGATGAAATAGATGGAGCAGACCCAATGAATGATGAGGGGAAGATTGATGAAATGGATAAGAAAAATTGGACAATACAAAAAACCCCGAACTGCGATGAAGGTGATTTAAATAGTGCTTATAATTCGCCAAAATATGTAATCCTTGATAAGGATGTGCGTGGTATAAAGAATAATATCATAAAGGTTCATGGAAAAGTAAAAGTTGCTGAAAAAATTGCTAATCAAATATTAGATGTAATGACAGATTCTAAAGGGGGCAAGTAGGATGAATTACATAAGTACAGTAGATATGTCCAGAGAGGACTGGGTAGCGATCAGACAGGCATCCATTGGAACCAGTGACTTTGCATCAGCTTTAGGATATTCTCCGTGGAAAACACCATATGAACTATGGGAAGAAAAAATGAATGGTGCAAAGGACATTCACAGTTTCCGTTTTGATCAAGGGCATTTATATGAGAAAGTTGTTCGCCATTGGTTTACGGAAAAGACTGGTCTAAAGGTAGTTAGGGATAAAAAGATACGCATCCATAAAGACTATGATTATTTAACTACGAATCTGGATGGTATTGTGCGAAGGGATGATGGTGTTAAGTCTGCAATAGAAATCAAAACTGTGGATCCAATGATATACAGACATTGGGAAGATAGGATTCCATTGTATTACCAGATCCAAGCACAAGGTCAGATGGCTATCACTGGATTTGATTCAGTGTTCTTTGCTATACAGATTGGATTCCACGATTATAAAATAGAAGAAGTCAAATTCGACAGGGAGTGGTGGGGCATCGTAAAACCCAAACTGGTGGATTTTTGGGAATCTTATGTTATTGAGAAAACCCCGCCACCCCCTATAAATAGTGATGATGTTGTCAAGCTATTTCCAAAAAGCAATGGTGACATTCAAATTATTGACAGTGAAGGAGAAATTCAATGGTTCGTAAAGGATCTAATCACTTTAAAAGAGAAGATTAAAACTTTACAGGAAGAACAAAAGAATATTGA